TGGTCCGCATGTCGGCGAGTCGGCAGATGCGATTCCTGCATGATCAAAAGTACCCACGTGGTACGCCGCAGGTGTTTATGCAGCCGTACTACGCCAAGGCGCTTGCAGGAATCCGCGACGTGATGAAGCGCGGCCTTCCTGGAATCATAGACGCGCGCGCAAAGTTGCAGGGCATCTCCCAAGAGACACGGCGCAACAATTCGATGCGCGTGCTGGACTCCTTCATTGCATCACCGCATGCAAGCCGCCGCTTAAAAGTGGTTCCTGGGCATCGCTACCAGGCACATGCGCGCAGTCTTGAAGTGCGCTTCTCACCGCACGTTGTGGCGATGGATGCTGACGAGGTGCGCTACATCTACTTCCACGAGAAGGGTGTTCAGTGCGACCCTGAGGAGGCCCGGCTCACACTTGAGTTCGGCTATTGGGTGCTAGGGCAGAACAACGTTGAGGTGAGGCCGGATCAGCTTGAACTGATCGATCTGTTCTCCGGAAGGTACTTCCGAGGCCAGCCCATGAGGCCGGAGACGTTGAGGATGTTGGACGATATGGCACGTCACATTGAAAGCCAGTGGCCCACAATCGAGCCGTAGATCAACAGTTCGCCATCCCGTCTCAGTCCCTGCGACTGAGGCGGGATGGTGTCTAAAGTGTCGGAGCACTCCATTTCTTCGGTACCTTGGCAGCTCTTCATCCGGTGAGTCCCGCTGGATCCATACCAGACGTCTAGAAGCGTCCCTGCGATCTGGGTAGGGGGATTCCCTACAGACGAAGGATGGCTTCACAGACTAGGCTCGATGCCAGAGGCCTTCTTCCGAGCGGGAGCGCTACAAGATGCAAGAGATGTCCTATGCCGACGCAATCGATGCTGGCCTTGATCCAATCTCCTACAGAAATAATCTATTGGAGTCACTTGGTGAGGGACAGTTCGCGGGCCAACTCGATGCCCTTGTCTGGTCGAAGCGCAGTCCCTGCCTAATGGCCCTGTTGAGCCTGGACATGGGCAGTCGCGTTCAAGTTGTGGGATTTCAGCGCCATACCCGGAAGGGTCTTCCCGAGTATCTTGGACTCAGATCACTTTCGCCCGGCCAGCGGGTGCTGCTCCAAGTTGATCGTGGATTGCGGGGCGGATTAAGACCCCTAGTCGTTGCTGAGGATAGAATTGCTGAACAGCAAGGCGAGTCTCAGCATGGATAGGTTCAATGCATATGACGCATTGTCAGAAATCGCTCCTGCAGAGTTGACCCAGGTAGCTAGTCAGTTGAATCAAACCGGGGTCGTAAGCGACGAAGACGGGCTCTGTTTGGGCTCAATGCTTATCGAGCACTGGTCCAATAGATGCTCTGACCTGATAAGAGGATATGGATATGGAGGAGGGGAGCTGGCGGTACGTGGCGCCTTCTTCAGCGCGGTGGGAGCGATCTATCTCCTCTACGATCAGAAGCGCCATTCCGGCGAGGATGCCGCAGATGAGCTCCGCCGGGTGGCCAAGTTGCAGGTCACATGAGAGTTGCTTTCAGATGGTCTAGAAATCAGCACCCGTCGCATCTCCATCCAGCTCCCGGTCGTGCTCTGTAGTTGGCCTTGCTGCGCTTTCCAACATTCGCGCCGCTGGATTCGTTTCGGCTGCGCCTGCTTGGTAGTAGCCGATGACACTGACCACCGATCGGTGATCGGTCATTGCCATGATCGCCGGCAGCGCGATTCCTTGCCTGGCACCTTCGGTAACGAAACCCGATCGTAGACTGTGACCGCCAAAGCTACCCACCAATCCGGCGGCCCGCGCGCGAGCCTGGATGATGCTGGCCACCGACTTGGGTGACAAGCCGGCCCCCACTTTTCCGCGCGTTAGTTGGCGGAAGAGGGCCCCCTCTTGCAGGCCGGCCGCTTCGATCCAGGCGCGAAGCGCCTCGGCCGGTGCACCTAACAAGGGCTTGTCCGGCGAGCCGCCTGCTTTGACGCCCTCCTGAAGCGTTTTGCCGACGTCCAGGTGGTAGAGGTAGCCGCCGTCGATCGGGGCCAGCTTGCTCAAGGCGGCATGGGCCGTCTCGCTCCGACGGCGCCCACCACTGGCAAAGGCGAAGTAGAGCAGGGCACGATCACGTTTCCCAACGAGATCGTCCTCACAGGTCGCAATCATCGCCATCAATTCGGTCGCAGTGATCGCCGTTTTCTTGCTTGGCCGCTCGCCACGCTTATGCGCGGCGCGACGGCCCTTGGCCAACAGTTGCCGCACCTCGCTGCTTTCGCAGGGGTTGGCCAGCTTGAGCAGCTGATGGGCACTGGAGAGCACCGCGACGCGGTGGACGATGGTCGACAGTTTGAGCGCCCCCAGTCGCTGCTTGAATTTGCCATCCACCAGCAGCGCATCCAGTGCCGGCGGCAGCTCCCAGGCCAGGGCATCGCCTGAGCGCCGGGCCAGATGATCGACGATGAACTGGATCACACAAGACGCATCCACCGGCATTGCGATGACCACGCCGTAGCGGCCTTGGTACCAAGCCGCCCAATAGCGCAAGGCGGTGGCGTAACTGCGCGTGGTGTTGGCCGAGGCCGCTTCGGCGAAGACTTCGCGCACCGCGTCCGCCGAGGACTGCGACAGCTGCGCCACGGTCGGGCCAGCCGGAACGGCGGCGGTCGAAACTGGCAGAAGGTCGCTCATAAGTGATTGAAAATAGAGCACAAAAAAGGCTGAGTTCCGATAAATATATATTATCGGAAGTCGAATGTCATAGGGCAGGGTGATGGCTTTCAAGTGTTCCGGCGGCAGTAGCCGCCGCAAATTCCGCGACTTGCGTCACACTTGCTAAGATCGAGTGGACACAGTGGGTGTCAGACTCGAAGGATCGAAATGGCTGTCTATGTGGTCACTTGGAACCTGAATCGGGAAGCGAATTACGATGCAAAGCGGACAGCGTTCCTTACTCACCTGAATCGACACGAGAACGTCGCCGATCCAGCGCTCGAAACCGTGCGCTGGATCTCAACGGGCCTGTCCGCAGACGCGCTGTCGGCTGACCTTAGGCAGCGTCTTGATGGGAACGACCGCATCTTTGTCGGCCATGTTTACACGGGAGGCCACCAAGGCTACCTGTCCAACGCGACCTGGGCTTGGATCAATCAACGGCTGTAAGTGTGCGGAACGTTTCTGGTGGTGCCTTCCGAGGCACCACCCCTTGCCCTTGGACAAGCCAAGAGATCAAGGTTGAAGCCTGGCGAATGCCTAGCGCAGCTTGTTCGCTTGGATTCGTTAAATTTAAAGGGTCTAGGCCGCTGAGCTGGCTCAGAAATGAAGCTGACTATAGTAGCCGTCTCCCGAAGTAGAGGTTCTCGACAGCGCGTGGCTGCAGCGCCTTGGCAACATCATTGGGGATGCACCAAATTCGCGACCCACCATTGGCGATGCACCAAGATCACAGCGAGTCATTGGGAGTGCACGTAGCTCAGCGCATCAATTGCTACAAGTTGCCGCACAAGCTGCCCCAAATTCGCTGCGCTCAACACCCTTGGGGATCAAGAAGGGGCGCGATCCAGACACAAATGCCATCAATTAGGGACACCGACAGAGGCAGGAAGCGCGGCAGCCCCTTGCTGCGCTTTGAACATAATATACATACCGCCGTTCTCGGCGCCGCTAACCGCCTGAATTTGTGCGGTTTTTGCGTTTGCGAGGCCCGGCATCGACAGCGCTACCAGCGCGACGACCGCAGCCGCCGCGCCCATTCGGTCCAGCATCAACCGCCAGAGCGCACGTTCGGTTGCCGTCGTTGCGCGCTCTGCATGAATCATGGCGATCCAAGTCGGGCCATCGAGCTTCGCCAGCGCGCAAATTTGCGCAATTCGTTCATCTGAAAGCGGCTTCTCACCTGCGCGAGCCTTCGACAGCAGCTGCCTCTGAATTCCCAGTCGAGCCGCCAAAGCGTTGTCTGACGGGATTCCCGTGCGTTCGCGGGCGGCATCGAGCAGTTCACCTACGGCGGTCATGGTGTCCTCTTGGTTGACAACGTGTGGTCCTTTTAGATTACATGCTCCGCGTGGTCCAGATGGACCACACCCGCCAACGACACCCCAAGGCCGTTGGCGGGTTCTCTTGGGGCTTGGGGTGGGGGAGCAGGGATGATCGATCCGTTCATTGCCTTCGTGCTGCTGGCGGCCATCGTGGCCGTCTCGATTGGCATCGCCAAACTCGTTTCGTGGTGCCTCGACCGGCGTGGGGATTCTGCCCGTCGTAGTGCACGCGAAGCGGCCTTTGAAGCCCAGGCACGCGCCGAGCTGGCCGCAACCGGCTGGACCCCGAGCCACGAGGCGCTCTATCAGGCCGAGATCGCGGCAACCAAGCGCGGCGATCTGCTGGCCGCCGCCAACTACGCCGAGCAGCGGGAGACCGCCGATGTTCGCTGAGTTCTTGCGTGAGCCGCTTGTTGTTTTCGTGCTGGGCGGCGTGCTGCTTACCGGCCTTTATTGGTCGCTGGTGTTCGCCCTGCGCGGCAAAGGGGGGCGCAATGGGCGTTGATCGCGCTCGCTTCCGGATGGCTGTAGAGGGCGGGACAGGGGGCTTTTCCCCGCTTTCGCCCGGTGAAAAGGGGCAGCGGGCGGCGGCGGAGATTGGCCCGGGGAGTAACACGGGCCAAAAGGGTCAGCAAGACGCAATTATCGACTACCTGACCATTGTGGTCCCGCTCTCCGCCCTTGAAGAAGTGAACTGCAAGAAGCTGGACCTCTTGCTGTTCCGCATCTTCGGCTTCCGTGGCGAGGTTGTTGCCGGTGCGATTCGCGAGAAGAACTGGAACTTCTACGAACAGTCGGCGGTGCTGATCGACCGGGAAAACGAGGTGGTTGGTCGTGTCGGTATCGGCGGCAAGAAGAGCACCGTCTGCCTGAGCCTGACCGGCATGGGCTGCAAGTGGATTCGTGACTGGGCGCGCGTCTACAAGCAGTGCGCGATGCTGGACGCCAAGATTACCCGCGTTGACTGCGCGCACGACGACTACGAAGGCGAACGCCTGGACGTGCATGCGCTCCGCGAGGTTGCCGCGAAGGGCGGCTTTACCGAGGGCGGTTGCCCTCCGCGTCACCGCTTCATTTCCGATGAAGGCCACAACACCGGCTGCACGCTGTATGTCGGCGGCAAAGGCCACAAGGAACTGTGTGTTTACGAGAAAGGCAAGGCCGAGGGCCTGCCGTCCTCGCGCTGGGTGCGCGCGGAAGTGCGCTTGTACGGCAAGCACATGGAAATCCCGCTGGATGTGCTGTTGAACCCGGGTGCGTACCTGCGGGGTTCGTACAGCGCGCTGCACGATCTCATCAAGGGCGTGTGCACTCGACTGCGCACGATCCGCAAGCACGTCGAAGTTTCTGCCGAGGCAATGGTGCTCTGGATGGAGCGGCAGGTAGGCCCGGCTCTCAGTGTTCTGCGCGGAGCGTTCGGAGATTCATGGTCCGACTTCTGCGAGGCCCGCATCGTCCGTGACGGTCACCCCGGACGCTTTCGCGGTATTGCCAAGGGTGACGCACTCCATCGTTTCGTGAGGGAAGAACTATGCCCATCTGCCGCGTAAAGTCCGCCGCCGTCGAAGAACGGCACAACAGCAAGACCAATTCCATCATCCGCTCCCAGATGGTCGGCCTCGACTTCGGCAACGGCTTCGAGCTGCCGTTCCGTGTCGGCCTCGGCTCCCGCCCCCCGGATCCGCCGGGGGGGGACGACATTGACCCGCAGGCCTTCGCCCTGAGCCAGTACGGGGACCTGATCCTGAAGCGTTACGTGGACCTCGTTCCGCTGCAGGCGAAGGCCGCAGCCGTCCAGGCGAAGCCATAAGCCATGGCCGTGCTGATCCCCGCATGCCGCGAAGCCGACCTGGATACGGCCACGGGGACCTGCACGGCTGTGGTCTGGATTCCTCAGCCGGCACTACTGCCGGAACTGCCGATTGAGGATGCACAGGCCATCGGCGCAAAGATCGCGCTGCTGTGGGCTGTCGCGTACGTGTTCCGGCTCATTCGCAAGAAAATCGAACAGTCCTAGGAGGACACATGCACAAGATGTTCAACGCCCTGAAGGGCAAGGGTTCCGCTCTGGCAGCTGTCGGCACTGCCGCGCTGGTGTCGGCTCCGGCATTCGCATCGGGTGGTGGTGGCGTGGACGTGGGGCCCGTCGTCACGGCCATCAACGCCGCTCTCGGCCCCGTTGGTCAGATCGGCGCCGCTGTGCTGATGGTGCTGGTCGGCGTCAAGGTCTACAAGTGGGTGCGCCGCGCGATGTAACGGCAACCGGGGGGCAGGGCCGACTCCCTCCCCCCGGTCTTTCAACGCCCTGGACAGGGCAGGGGGCTTGGAATGGAAGGGTGGATCTGGCTCTGCGCATGGCTGGTGGCCTGCGCGATCATCTTTGTGGACTTCAGCTGATGCGCGCACGCAGCACCATTGGGATCTGCATGCTGCTCCCGCTCATACTGGCTTTCGTTTTCGTAGGTCTGGCGGTGCCGGCTACAGTGCAGGCAGCCGATTGCCCTAACGCTGCGTCTTGCGATCAGGGCAAAGCCTTTAGCATGTGTCGAGCAGCAATCGACCGCACAATGGAGCGGTATCGCAGGGAGAATCCGCCGAACGTTCAGCCGGTGATCGCGGAGAACTGCATCGACTACACCGGGCGCATTGCCTGTGCCGTCCGGGAGACTGCGAACGGCGGATCGGTTCGTTGCTGGAATGCGGATGGAACGAATGAGAACTCGTTCTACTACGGCCAGAGGTGCGAGCAGAGGCAACCAAATTCGGCGACTTCGATATGGTCGCAGCTCAGGGGGCCAGGCGGTTCTGTTGGCTGCATGGATGGATGCAACGTCTATCACTCATGGAATGTTGATGGGACGTTCGAGAACAACTTTGGCATAGGTGGCACGTGCGATAAGAAGCCCGACTGCTCGAAGGTCGGCGGCACGTTGAATCAGATTACCTGGACTTGCGATTCACCAGAGCCCAAATGCCCCGATGGCGCCAAGCCCAATTCACTTGGCAAGTGCGGCCCTGAGCCATGCCCGGAGGGCAAGGTGCAGCAGCCCGATGGCACGTGCAAGTCGAAGGAAAACGAATGTCCAGCCGGAACTGTAAAGTCGCCGGACGGGAAGTGCCTACCGGGCGATGGGCAGTGCGCGAGCGGGGAGGTCCGTGGCGCGGACGGCACGTGCAAGCGGGATAGCGACGGTGACGGCAAGCCTGATCCGGTTACCGACGAATCCTTCAGCGGCGGCGACAATTGCGCTTCGCCGCCTGCCTGTAGCGGGTCTCCAATCATGTGCGGCCAAGCGCGCATCCAGTGGCGGATTGATTGCAACACCCGAAAGAACCGCAACATTGCCGGTGGCGCGTGTTCGGTTATGCCGGTGTGTACGGGGGAGAAATGTGACGCGATGGAGTATGCCGGTCTGTTGATGCAGTGGCGGTCTACCTGTGCGCTGGAAAAGATGGCGAGCAGTACCGGAACCGGTGGTGGCGATAATCCTGACGTTAAGGCCATTCGTGATGCGCTCACCGGGACAGGCGGCACCGTTACGACCGCCCCGGATCGCCCATCATCGGACGTGTGGACGCCAAATAGCGGTCAACCAACGCGGCCTGACGCTTCGGGTTATGGCTGGGGCAGGGGATGCCCGCAACCGCCAGCCATCGAGGTCATGGGTAGAACCATTGCGTTCGATACTACGCCGTTGTGTCGGTGGCTCGGCCTCGGCAGCTATTTCGTTGTGGGCCTCGCCGCGCTTTTCTGCCTCCGAATCATCGCCAGTAAGGATGCCTAACCATGCCAATGCTCATCAGTACTTTGCTGACCGCGCTCGCTGCGCTGTTCCGCTCGAAGTGGGGCCCATGGGTCGCCGAGGCCATGGTCTGGCTTGGCATTTCCTGGGCGACGAATGAATTCCTTGTGGATCCATGGATCAGCCAGATGGAAGACGCAATGCGTGCCGGCGCGCCGGGGGGAGAGTGGGGTGCGCTGGTGGTGTCCTATGCGGGCATCATGAAGTTCGACGTGGCGTGCACGATGATCGCCTCCGCTGTGACGGCAAAGTTCGCGGTTGGCGCCGCGAAGACTTTCCTGACGAAGCGGACCTGACATGCCAATAGAACTGTTCACCGGGCAGCCCGGCAACGGCAAAACTGCGCTGATGATGGAGCGCCTTGTTGCCGAGGCAAAGGCTGCAAGCCGTCCTATATTCGCGGTCGGAATCGACGGCCTTGATCCCGGCCTTGCCACTGTGCTCGATGATGCGCGGCACTGGAACGACAAGGACGCCGAGGGGAATTACATCGTCCCGGATGGCTCGCTGATCTTCGTGGACGAAGCGTGGAAGTGGTTCGGACACCTGCATGACGCCACGCGGCAGCAAACGCCCAGGCACGTATTGGAACTGGCCGAGCACCGGCACCGTGGCTTGGACTTCGTGTGGACGACGCAGCAGCCGAATCAGCTGTATCCGTTCGTGCGCGGCCTGATTGGTGCGCACTCGCACGTGGTGCGGCGTTTCGGAACGAAGATGCTTGACGTCTATCGTTGGGGCGAACTCAACGAGGAAATCAAGTCGCTCGCCAAGCGCGATATGGCCCAACGCACCACGCGTCTACTGCCCTCGCAGGTGTTCGGTCAGTACAAGTCTGCCGAGGTCCACACGATCAAGGCACGGATCCCGCTCAGGGTGTTGCTGCTTCCGGCAGTGATCGTCGTTGGCGCTGTCTGCGCCTATATGGCTTACCGTTCTCTCGTCCCATCTGCGCTCGCAGATGGCGCGGGCAAAGAAGGGACGCAATCGGCGTTAGCCGATGCGGCCCCTTCGCCGCCGGGCGGCGGATCGCGCAAGGAAGACGCTCCACGCTGGCCCTCAGCCGCTGCCTATGCAAAGGACCATTTGCCGCGCATCAGCACCATGCCCTGGACTGCCCCGGTATTCGATGATCGACAGGCGCGATCCGATCCGCAGTTGGTGTGCATGTCGTCCATGGAAGGATTAGACGCGCAGGGCGTACGCCAAGAAGCGAGCTGCCGTTGCCTCACTGAGCAAGGGACAGCCTATGAGCTGAGTCAGCCCGAGTGCCGCACGCTGGCGCGCAATGGGCCTGTCTACAACCCGTATCGGGAGCGGTCGGAGGATCGGCGGGACCAGCGGTTTGACGCGGCAAGCCAGCCGCGCCCGGGTGAATCGGTGGGGCTGACAGGGAGCGTGGTGCAGCACGTAGAGCGGACCATGGGGAGCTTTCCGGAGTCACCGCCGTTCCCAACCGAGAGCTACATGACCACGGCACCGGGACCGAACAAGCTATGACCAGTAGCGCACGCGAGGTGCTGAAGTGGTTGGCCGTGCTTTTCATGACGTGCGACCACGTCGCCAAGGTCATCTACGGCGGCTATGTGCCAGGTCTCAGCGAGGCGGGCAGGGTAGCCTTCCCCCTGTTCGCGCTGGTCATGGCCTATAACCTCGCCCAGCCCGGCGCCGACGCGGTCAAGTCGGTGCGCAGGCTCGGCGTTTGGGGGCTGATCGCACAGCCGGTCCACGCCTTGGCGTTCGGATACTGGCTGCCGCTGAACATCCTGCTCACGTTCGCCCTGTGTGCTGCCGTAATCTATGCAGCCGGCCAACGAAGGTGGGTTGCCCTGGCATTCGCCGCAGTGGTGCTGCCGGCATTCGTGGACTACCAGTGGGCCGGGGTAGGGTTCGTGTTGCTGGCGTGGTTCGCCTTCAAGTGGTGCCGGTTCTGGCTGCTGGTGCCGGCATTCGGGGCGATTTGCTGGTTTAACGGCAACCTGTGGGCGCTGGCGGCGATCCCAGTGGCGGTGAGCCTGTCGGGTTTGGCGTGGCCGGTCCCGCGTGGCCGGTGGGCCTTCTATGGCTACTACGTCGCGCACCTTGCGTGCATTGGGCTGCTGGCGCCTATACTGCGACCATGAACCTACGCCGCTATCTCGACGTGCACTACTGGGTTGCTCGATGGATGGATCGGGCGTTCGCGCGTCAGAAGAACTAAACCGTACAGGCTCAGCAGGGATCGTTGGGGCGGTCGCGCCAACCGCCTTCGATTCGCTGGAATCGTCGGCCATCAATACAGCGCTCATTGGCATCTAACGGGCGCGGAGCTGGTCTGGCCGTTGCGCCATCTGCCCACAATGCACGCTGCACCTCGGCCAGCTCTGCCGCCGATTCCGCCTTTAGCTTGCGCTCCCACTCAGCGGTTTGTCGGTCTAGGTGCGCCTGCTCTTCAGGCGTAGCCGGACGCATTAACTCGCGGGTCATCGCCGCCGCCTGACGCCTGGCATTCCATTCAATCAATCCCATCGCGATGGCGACGAGTAGCGCAGCGCTCACGCCGATGTACACCCATGGTGAGGTCGGTTCGTTCTGACGAACTGGGCGGTTGCGGCTGCTCCGGAATCGCACGTCCTGCAGATCCGGGGCGCTGAAAGTCGGTTCGTGTCGTTCGCGGTCCATGTGGCTCCCCCAAGACGTCCTGCGCGCATTCTAGCCGGGGTGTAGGGGCAGCGCCCCTACGGAAGCGCCTTACACGCGCTGGCGGCGTTTCGGCCCCGGTACCGGCAGGACTGCCGCTGGCGGTTCGGCGTCAGGGCCAGCCATCGCCACTGATGACCGTTTTTTCCGGCGCTGTGCCAAGGCATCCGAGAGGTTCACCACGCTGGCGGCGTTGAACGACAAGGGTTTCCGAGCCTTGCCGATCGCGCGGCCGCTCTCCATTATCCGACGCCATTCCTGTGCCTGCGCGGCGGTGAGCGACAGCCAGGCCAGATCCTGCGGTTCCAGCTCGCGGCCTTCGGGTGTGACCAGTCGGCCAGCCTTAAACGAAAAACCGGCCCAAGGGCCGGTCAGGTTCCGATCACGCACAATCAGGCTCCATGCCGCAGTGGGATCAGGGGGCGAGGCAAGCGGCGTGCCAGCCAGCCCCGTAGCAGCTTGAACATAATATACATTATGCGAAATGCTGTATCGGCCTTGGCACGATTCGTCGGCTCCGCGTGGCAATGGCTGAGCCTCTGGCTCGGTGACGAAACAGGTAAATCTGTTATCCAGCGCCACGTAAAAGTGTTATCTGTTCGGCCGCGACGCGCCTTCATAGCCGCGGCATCGACTTCTTGGGCGATCGAGGCCCCGTCAGCGCGACTTTGCTGGTGCCTTGTAGGCGATGTATCTCAATCAGTCTAGCTCTCAGCGAAGCCAAGTCAGCCGCTTCTCGGTCCAGTTCGCGCTCCCAGACGAGCATCTTGTCCAGGAGACTTCCAATTTTGCCAAAGACATCTACAAAGATTTCCCCAGCGCCGCGATTGGGGTCAGCCTTGAGTTCAGCAGCCCACGTCTTTAAAGCAAAGACGATCTCGTCCGCAGTCTGGGCAACCAAGCCGGGAGGAGACTCTTGAGCAACCTCAGCACGCTCAGCGGCAAGTCGATGAATCATGCCAGGCCCGAATTCCTGATACCAAGCTCTGATTCTCCTGGATAGGTCCGGGCCGGATCCACGCCCTCCGAGTGCCTTGCGAACGTTGATGTGATTTGGAGGCACGCCATCTTCCACAAGCGACGCGATTGCCAAGTAGACCTCTTCGTCTGTAACGGGTTTCGCCACGCCCCACCCCCACGCGGTAGTTCCAAGTTTCTGATTCTCCCCCTTTACTTCGCAACCGCAAGTGCGTATGAGCATTCATTTCCCTGACTGGTGGGTACCGAAGGCGACCTCCCCTTCTGACGACCTTGCTCCGGCCTCAATGGAGCCATTGTGCCCGCGCTTTGCAGCTATGGCGCCCGCATGACTGATAGGCCAATCTCCATCTTTGAACGCTGTTCGTTGACAGACGTTTCTGCCGCGCTGAAGCAGAGATTCTGTGTGTCCAGGCAGACATTCTGGGTGGGCGCTGATCTAGAGCAGAGATCTTTGCGCCTTAGTTGCTATGTGGGGCTGCCACTTGCGCATCATTTCATGATGCTTCGGCTGGCCAAAGCACGCCCCAGCGCGGATCTTGCATGCCCGGTTGCTCTGGCGCAGGATGCAGCCCGCACTTCGGGGATCAAGCTGAGGCTGTTCTTGAATATTTTCGAATGCAGCCATCGCGCCCGCACTCAAACTGGGCAGCGTCAGATACCATGTGATCTGCACCGGGCGCAGCTGCGGAGTACTCCCTAATGAACGAAACTGATCGGTCGATCATGGTCATCGCCTTGGTCATCGCCGTCTGGGCCTGTTCGTTTACAGGCTGGGCAATCTGGCTGGCAAATAGAGCGCGTCGTAGGAAGATCTTTTGAAGTGAATGAGCGCAGGAGGCGTCGCGACCGCCAGAGGTGATCATTCCGAGCCGTGCCCGTACTTCGGTCACTTGCTTCGCGCATCGACCCTAAGCAGTGCTGGGGACGAAAGGCGAACTCTCCTGACGATTCGCGCTATGAGCGCAAGAACGCGGCAACAGGCTTGAATTCCAAATGGGGAGCATGCCGCTCCCCAATCTCGTCCACCCCGCCCTGCCCTCGGTGCCTGCCACACCGATCGGCCAAAGATACAGATCCGCGGGCATGCCCTATTCGTGAGGCTTGGGACGTTTTCCCCACAGATCGCCCACAATCTTCTGACTTGCTAGACTCGTGTCCTGTGTGGTCTCCATAGTGCGAGGCGGCTGAATGCACTTCGACACCTTTACGCCCGCTCAACGGATCCTCCAAGATGCGGCTGACGCGCGCCAAACACTTGCTGAGCAATGGCTCACTGCAGCACAGGTCAGTCAGGGGCTTGGCTCTCATGCTCCGAACGGTGGCCGCTTGGTCAGCCAGTTGCGCCGCGCTGGCAAGTTGCTGGGGGTCTACGTCACCAATCCGTCGCCCAGTTACCTCTACCCGCCATGGCAGTTCCTCCCGAGCGGCCAGCCTGTGGACCACCTGGCCGAGATTCTGGCTGTGCTGCGTGAGTTCGGTCCTTTTGAGCATGAGTCAAGCGGACTGCGGCGAAGCACCTATTGGGGGGAAGTCGAGTGGTTTCTGTCGCCGCACGCGATGCTCGATGGTGGAACTCCATCCCAAATGCTGGCATCGGACCCCAGCCGCGTTCTGAACGCCGCATGTGTGGAGTTTCAGGGCGAATCCTGACTATGCCGTTACTGCACTGGAGAGCGTTCAGCGCTGATGTCGGGCAATTGCTCGGTCGGTCTGGGTGGTCATGATCCGCCATATCCCAAAGATCGGTGAGAAGAATCCAGCGGGCGTTTCTCTTGCGCCTTGGGCGAACGCGCGGAGCATTTCTTGCAAGAGGTTCATGGTCGTCTACTGGGGTAATTTTCTTGTAGCTCAACTATAGCGGCGGAGCTCGGCACGCCCAAGTCGGTCCAGCTTCCCGTGCGAAAATGAAAGCCGCTATCTGTTCGGCAGATCTGAGACGTTTCCCCCACGCGCTAGGTCTTCCCTGAGGGCGCCTGTTAGCCATATTTTCACTGTTTCGAGCGTTTTCGTTTGGGCTGAACATCAGTAGAGATGCGAGCTTCTTCGGATCGTTTGAGTGCCGCCTCTAGCTGCGTCGGCAGATCTCGAAGGCTCGAAATTTGCCCCTCGAGAGCGTCACATCTGCCGCGCAGGATATCCGCAGACTGGGTGGCCGTAGCTGCCGCCGACTGGGCGGCCTGGATATCCTGGCGTAGCTGGTTTTCAAGAGCCCTGTGGTGTTCGGAGGCCTTGCTTAGCTGCGCTTGGAGATCCTTGACCTCCTGACGTGCTCGATCGACGTCGCTCAGTGTCCGATTCTCGACAGACCTGACGTACTCGGTCCAGTCTTCCCGCTCAGATTTCGCCGTCTCTAGGGCCTCATGAAGCCGGATGTCAAGTTGCTGTCTCGCTTCCTCAGTTCGATCGGCTCTTCTAAGCTCGAGGTCTCGCTGCTCTGCGAGTTCTGAGATCTGCAGACGGAGCTGGTCAACCAGCTGCTGCAGCTCTGCAGCTTGTGTCGATGCGATCCTCTCGCCAGTGATTGCAGCGTCACGCTCTGAACGGACTTGCGTCAGCTCGTCAGCTATCAGCCGGGATTTTGCCTCCTGTGCATCACGCTGGGCGGCCAACGACTGCTTAGTCTCCGCAAGCTCTCGATGGGCGACCTCCCGTGCATGCTTCAACGCCAACTCCCACCATTGCCCGGCGAGTTCCGCCAACACCGCTGGCGCATCGTCCAGGTCCGGGCGCGATGGCTGCAGGCGCGTGCCGAGTCGGTTCCACCACGTCTCCAGCCAGCGAGTCACGGTGTTCGGCGAGCCTGTCCCTAGGTGAGCCCGGATCCGCTCGACGGTCGGGCGCTCGCCCTTGGCCACCAGCTCGTCGGCGGCGGTGTGGACGTCGGGTTCGGTGATGCCGCGGGCCAT